TATGATCCGGTGCCGTTGGTGGCGTTGAAGGCTATCCGGTCGGTGATTGATGATGTGCAGTTCCGGTATGGGGGTTCGTTGTGGGTGCGGGGGCATCGGGATGTGTCGTCGTCGACTTGTCCTGGTGACTGGTTGTATGACTGGTTGTCTGATGGTGGCGGGGTGGACCAGGGTTCACCTTCGGATATTGACTGGGCGGGGATTGTGGCCTATCTGACGGCCTTGAAGGGCCGTGTGGCGGCTACACCTCTGTCGAGGCGTCGCAGGAGCCGTGGAGAGGCTGTACGGGTCGCTCAGGCGCATCTGCGGCACCGTGGGTATGACCCCGGTCCAGCGGATGGTATCTATGGTAGGCGTACAGCCGCTGCCGTACAAAAGTTCGAGAAGGCTATGGGCTTCTTGAAGCCGAACGGTGTCCTTGACGGGGCTACCTGGACGGCACTGTTCTTCGTTTAGAGGGACACTCCACCCATCTAATAGGAGGTACCCAATATGCCGAAGGGCAAAGGTTACGACACATTCGAGAAGACGTTCGGTTCGCAGGACAAGCAGCCGTACAACTCGACATCGAGTGAGAACATGCACGCCATGAGTGTGCAATCAAAGAAGGACGCTGCGTATCTTCGCAAGTCGAAACTGGGGAACGCCGCTCACGGCGGTCGCCCCTTCGGGAAGTAGGGCACCATGAGAGATGGTTCAACACCCAAGAAGGTGAAAGCCAGCCAGGTGCTGGTCACCTCTGTTGCATCTGGTGGCGGCATCGGTACTGTCGGCTCACCGTCGAAGGCCGGCGCCCGCAAAGCCCTGCGTGACTGATGCCAGGTAAGAAGCCTCGTCGCCCAAGGTACTGACATGCCCCTGAAGAAGGGTTCCAGTCAGGATGCCATCGGCTACAATATCGGCAAGTTGATTACTGAAGGGTACCCACGGGACCAGGCTGCCGCTATCGCCTACGATAAAGCGAAACCAAAATCGAGAGGGAAGAAATGACCGACATGCTAGAGAGAGCAGCGTGGACCTTTTGCCAGGGATTCCTGGGAGTGTTCCTAGTCAGTGACCTGTCAACCGGCCGCGGAGCCGTCATCGCCGGCGTTGCTGCCGCCCTATCCGTCATCAAGACGTACGCCAGGGATAAGATCGCATAGTGGACGATCTGGACGCTCAATGGGGTGACTTCATGGCATCCAACGGCGTTCAACTAGAGCAAGACGTTCTGCGTTCCTTTCGGGAAAGCCGGCATCTGCTCGACATGAAAGACGGCACTCACGCCTCCTGGTACGGCAACGACCTAGGTGTACTTCTTGTCTTTCAACGGGATGAAGCGATGAGGATGATCGGCGGTTGGCATGATGCCGACGGCGGCGACCTCATTGCTTTGTCTCGGATCTTGGGGTGGGTCACCGGGTTCGTCGACATGATTGAACAATGCCTGATTCTTTACGAATCGGAAGAATAGAACCCTATTCGTTCCCGCACCATTGGGGATTCAAGTAGAGACACTTGTAGTTTGTGAATGATTCTGTCGCGTCTACGAGCCAACGTCGTTTTAGGTACACCAAGAACGCTACCTACGAAACGTAAACTCAGCCGGGCTGTAGACAACATGAGGAAGATCCATTGCTCATCCTCTGTTAGAGCCTCGATGGCGTCAGCGAGAATCTCCCGCAACTCATCTTGCTCTGCGATGCTTTCCTCGGGTTCAACCCCAGGAGCAGACCGCATCAAAGCGTCATAGATATTATCTGGGCGTCGCTGCGTCCAAGGTCGAATCGATGCGTTCCCGGTGCCGGCTGGCCCCAGGAGAACATCCATCAAGTATGGGTCGGCTGTCCATGCTCCCCGCTCCGACCTACTCAATGGATGGTGCGTTCAGAAACTGCTCCCCTATGACCCGTGTGTTTTCCAGGTCGTAATGTGCCGGCTCACCCTTTTCCCACGCTTCGTCGTAGTCGATCCACCCCAGGATGTCGACTACCCGAAACTCGGGTGGCACTGGTTGCACCACCCACAGCACCAGGCCCTGCTCCAACTGCCTGCGGCGTACAGCAGCGTTGGTGCTGGTCCGGACCCGACGCACCTCAATGTTGTGCCCCACGTCAGGGAGATGCTTGTAGGTCTTGTGGTCTGACTTGTGCCAGACATGCCCCGACCAGTACTGGTTGGTGATCTTGGCGACAGCGAGTTCCCCCACGCAGGCAGCAGCCTGCGCTGTGCGGTTGTCTTCCATCAGTTTCTTGTCGTAGTGGGCGGCGTCACGCTTACCCCAGTTCGCTACGAAACGGCGAGCCCCAATGTTCAAGGCGTGTTCGTATTCCCAGGGATCCAGTTCAATCTGTATCATTTTTTCTTCCCGATCAGACGATGAACCTGGCGGTCATCATCGTAGGCCAAACCGTTCAGAGCATCCTCGACAAGTTTCAGATAGTTGGACACGTCCCCTCGTAGCATCGACTTCTCTATATTCATTGGTGTCAATGTGATAGTGAACCGATCCTTGGAGAACACGCATGCCATCGACACCGGCCCCTCAAACTTCGGTCCCTTGTACGCCTCAGCGATGACAGCCTCAGCGTCAACGGTTCCCTTCGGGGTGTAGGTGCGGCCCTTGCCGAAACGGGGGCGACCCTTCGCTCGTGGTGCCTGCCGGACAGTGAACCGGTATGTCTGCGGGTTGGGGGCCATCAAAGTCCTCCTAAAGTATTGTGTTGGGCGTTCGTGACCAGTTCTTCCAGGCGCTGGTCCCGGTCGTTACGGTCCACGAACTTTCCGACACGTTCGTCGAGTTCTCCAGTGAGTCGTAGAACGGTGTAGTCACTGTAGTTCTGTCTAAACAGGGAACAAGCGAAAGCATACAGGGTATTGGAGCGGTCTTTCCGGAAATCCCCATCCCATATGCGTCGGGCTATGTAAGCAAAGTAGTCGTCGTCGCGGCTACGGGTCTGTTCAACCTTCGCTATGGGCTTCAGGTGTCGTTCCTGGTACAAGGCGTGAACGGATCGGATGGCGTGACTGGAGGCACGCGACTCCCATGCTGTTTCCACAAACTCGTTGAAGTCGTACGGCTCGTCGTCAGCGTTGATGACTACCTGCCGGCCAGGGGACGCCATGTTCGGGTACGGCAGCAGTAGACAGTTCCCGAATCCTTTCCCTTCCAGTATCGTTTGCTTCGGGTACACCTCTTTGGTTGGTACATCCACCAGCCGGCATGCACCCAGCATTGCTTCACGGCCCATCTCTGCCGTCAACGGCTGCCGCAGGTACACCCACAGGTGAAACCCTTTCGACCTGGATCGTTCAATCCAGCCTTGCACACCGAACCGTTGCAGCAGGCGTTGCAGGTTGCAGGCGTGAACGAAGTCGGGTTCGCCCTCGTCGAGGTCGACCGCCAACCAGTTCACATACCATTCAGCGGTGCGCTGGTAATCCTTCCTGAACAGGGGGTACACCCCGATGGGTGGTTCCCCCGTCAGGTGCTCCCGGACAGCGTCCACATACGGTTCACCCTCAGCGGAGTACGCCACCCCTTGAGCATCCACCAGGGGTCGGATCCCGTCATAGTTGGTGGCTATGCGGCCGCCCTGGTGGAGGCTGGCAAAGGTGTCGACTACGTCAACCATCGCTCATCCACTGGAATGTCGGACTCGTAGTATTCCCGCACCAAACCACAGTGCGGGTCCATGAAGTAGTCGATAGGGGGATTAGTTGTGTGACATGGTGGCCGCTTGTTCTTACAGAGATCCAATGAGACAGACACTGAATGAATGCGGCGTTGATGCTCGTCGAGTTTCGCAAGGTCACGTTTGCGAAACACATTCAACTGAAGGATGGCGTACTCGTCTGCGTTGAACTTGCCGTCATCCATTCCCCTCGACGTTCCCCTCGTCGAACTCTTACCTGACTGGTGGACGAGGCCGACGGGAAGGTTCTCTGTTTCAGCCCACTCCTTGACACCCTTCAACACGGATGAGACACCCTCGTACCCGACTGCTGAAGGCAACTGCTCCAAGAAGTCAATCATCACAAACCTGGGTCGGATCTGCCAGAAGTCTTCGCACTCTGCGAGAGCAATGCTCATCTCGTCGAAGCGCATAGCCGACGGGAATATCTTCACCCGATCCAGCATCTCTTTGGCATCCTCGATGTGCTGCCTGTGAATCATGTCGCCGGCCTGGAGGGCTTCCTCCACGTCGGCCAGGTTCTGCATGTACAACAAAGCGTACAGTTTGCTGATGACCAGAGTCTCTGGTTCGTCCGGTGTGAAGATCACCGCCCGAAAGTCCGGGTCGTTGTTCAGGTTTGTTGCTATGGCTGACAGCAACACAGCGGACTTGCCACTGTGGGCACGGCCTGTGACGACGAGAACATCCGACGGCCACACGCCACGCATCTTGGTGTCGATGTCTCCCAACCCCAGGAAGAACCTGTCGTGGCTCCCCGCTGCGTACTCCATCCACTTGTCTACCGCCTTGTGGCTGGGCTGGAAGTAACGGTAGTTGTGTTCAGCGGGCTGAACATCAACACCCCCTAATCGGGCGTCGATGTCAGCCTCGCTAAACGCAACAGGTGCGTCCTCGCTCACCTACCGGTTGGACTGGTAGGCGTACTGCTGGAGTTCGCCTCGTCGGGCATCCCACGGGAAGTCGATGGCGTCAGCCTGCGTCTGGCCGGATGCCTGGTCCCACACCTTCAACGGGACGTTGCTGTCACCGTCGTTGATCCACAGGCCCACGTTGTTTGCCACGTTGAACCCCATGTGTGTGAACGCTTCCTTCATCACGGAGAAGTTCGGGAAGTTCTTGCCACTCTTGGCAAGATCAGTGGAACCGTCGCCGTGTTCCTTCACCTCGAACACCTTGATGGTGCCACCGCTACCGTCGGCCCACTCGTTGGGCTGGAAGGCCAGCAGGTTCCAGGCGGCCTGCTTCTCGTCTGACTGCTTGCCGACACAGAAGTCGACCCGTGGGTATATCTTCTGCCCCAACTGCGGGCCACGGGCTGCTGGTGCGGCCACCACTGACTGCTGGGTGGGGCCAGGAGGTGGTGCGGCAGCCACCGCTGGTGCCACCGCTGGTGCCGCCACGGGAGTTGCACCGGGGAACACGGCAGCAACGTCACCCATCACGACTCGCTCCATCAGGTCGTTGTGAACTGTCTCCACTGTCGCCAGGTACACGTTCACGTCCGGGTTACCGTGACACATGGAACCTGCGACCTTCGCCGCAACCTGAGCCACAATGGAATGCTTTTCTCTCGTATCCATATTCTTTCTCTCTCTCCCCTTTACCAGGGCGTAGAACCAAGGTGTTTCCCTCGGCATTCACCAGCCTGCCAGACGGGACACCATTGCGGAGAGCAATGCCATCCCGACCATCGCATCGGCCAGACCTTTAGATCGGATTGTATAAGAGCGGCTATCGACCAGCATAGATCCCGGAGCGCCTCTGTGTGAGGCTCTTGACGCTCGATGCGAATGACCTGCATCTTCCCCTTCACCAACGCCACCAGGTCGAAGTCTGGTATCCCGAAAGCGAAGCAGTAGACGCTGGCCTGGAGGTTCCAACGGCGCTGCTCCCACGGCAGGTACTCACGGCTCGGGTTCTTCCAGTCCAGGATCAAACCGTCCTGAACCCAGTCGGCTGTACCGGTAAGGATTAGGCGTACACCGTCACGTTCATCGAGGACAGTGCGGAAAGACTGCTCGACTCCAGTTGGAACCAGCAGGTTAGGAAAGCATTCTTCATGCCAGACTGAAAGATTCTTTCTAGCAACATCAACAACATTCTCAAACTCTTGATGCCACACCTTCACATCTCGGGCAAGAGCAGGTGTTATTGAATCCATGTATTCGGATGTTTCATCGAAGGAAAGCCTGTTACCTGTGTGCATTAGTTCGTTGCCGCAATACTCGATAGCGGCGTGAACCATGTTGCCTCGCAACATGTGGCTGTTCTCCTCCGAACGAACAAGACCCAGTCGATCCTGGCGGGCCTGCTCCGGGCAGTTTGAGAAGGTGCCTAGCCAAGACTGGCGAATCGGAATCTCGATCATGCAACCAGTATGGCATACAGCGGGGAGGAAAGGGCGGATCGTGTCGGTGCCGCCTCGGAGAGGAAAGACGACACCGACCGACCGACCGACCGCCCAGCCCGGCGGTGGCCCCGTTACCCCCCCACCCCCCTAAAGGGGGTGGGGGTACGGTACCAGGTCAAGCATACAGCGGCTGGTCACCGCCGGCGGGGATGACATCCATCAACGCCACGTTGTGCATCCGCTCGTCGATGGCACGGTTCAACAGTTCATGCGAACGCACCCGACCCACCCCAGCCAGGCGCCCAACCTCGGCCCCGTTACCCAGTTCGAGTTGGGCATCGAGCATCGCCTGCCGGCGCACGAAAGCGACCGCCATCTTCAACGCTTCCAGGTTGTGCGCTATCTCCGCTGAAAGGCGTAAAACCTGCTCGTGGTCGTCCCCGTATTCGTCTAACTGTTTCCGCATTGCGACCCCGAATATGTTCGGTTCCGGTAGCAGATTCGTACCGAATGCGTCGATAGATTCGGCGTCGTTACCCACGCTGTTCCCCCCATCCGCCGGTCGGTGTTGTGACCAGATGCGCTTCCCGCCGGATCGCAGTGTCCAGGGCTGTGATGAGAGCCCTGATGCGGTCGATGCCGGCAGGGTCAAACAGGTACGGTTTCGCCACGATGTCGGAGAACGGGGCATGGACACCCAGCAGGGTTCGCTGGGCGTCACGGAGGCGTACCTCCATTGTCGAGGGGGTAGTTAGAAACTCCCCGTCAGGGTCTATTGGTGTTGCCACTGTTACCTCCCGGTAGTCAATGAATGGAATGGGCTAGTTGTTGTCTCTACCTGTACGGCGTGTGTGTCCCGGTTACCCCCAGGTGAGCAGCGATGGCAGCCACGATACGGCGCAGTTCCCGCACCTCCCGTAGCAGCGTTTCCCGCTCGGTCTTCTCCTTGTGCTTGTGGTAGTCGTCGTTGTACGTCATGCCTTCGACACTCCAGTGATACAGATACGCACCATGTACTCCTCATCGTTGGGGGCACGATCAACATGCGAAACGTGGATGGTGTCGCTCCCGAACCCATCACCCACCGCATTTACCAGGTCTTTCTCGGTCAGCAGTACCTCGTACTGCCGCATGGTTGGCTTCGCTACTACTTTCATCCGAAGATCGACCTAACGATGCCGTGGTAAACGGCGAGCGGGTCACCCTTGGCCTCCAACTCGGCAGTCTTCCGGGCTATCTCCTTCTTGAGCCATTCACCAGGAACCACTTCCTCTTTCTTCTGGTCACTACTCATCTTCTTCCTCTTTCTGTTTGTCGATCTTCTCCTGCGCCCACCGCTCACGCATCCGCCGGGCATCTTCATCCCGGCACACCATGAGTGATTCACGCGTCACTGTTCTGTCCTCACCGGTCGGTCGTATCTGCATCAGTCGTCCTCCCCCATCTTCTCCCAGCACGTCGGGCACATGTACCAGTGGAACATGTCGTTCCGCTTCCGGTGCGCCTGAATGAGGATCTCTCGACCCCGCACATTCAGGAACGGGAACCTGTCCTGACAGAACATCGAGCCCCGCCCCTCCATGTATTCCTCAACGTCGACCGTCGGGACGGTGACGGCATCCTTGGCGTCACAGTTCCTGCACTCCATCGACACAGTGGTGTCACTCATCGGGCTGCCCCTCTCGACGCTCGGTGTACGACCGGAACCCCTCAGCCATCTGCGTGCAGTAGTAGCCGTGGAAACAATCCCAGAAGGTGCCGTCGTCCGACGACATCTGCCATGTGACGAACGGGTGGATGCCACCGTCTGTCTTGGCGAGCACCAGCCCTTGGCATGGCCGCTCACCTCGACCACCCTTCCAAGTGTGATGCAGGATTGGTTTCGCGCCGTTACGCAACGTGATGTCAGCCACGACCGTTACCTCCGCACCGCTGAAGGTCTTCGTCTGCCAGGCGCGCGATGTCGTTGTCGATCTCGTCGACCTTGTTCAACAACGCACCGAGGTGGTCCTGGGCCTCCTCGACTTCTTGGAGCACGTCGGCCCGGTGGTTGTGGGCATCCCTTAGCCGGGCACCCACCGATTCGCTCTGGTCTGTCATGTCGCTCCTCATCCCCACCAGACGATCCGGTGTAGGCCCCGACCGTACCTCATAGACCATCCGTCCTATTCGTGGACACTTCAGATAGGTTGCACATGCCGGGCACGAGTCCGGCCTGATGAAGGAGAGCAACATGCACGAGATCACTGGTAGGGACAACGTCCTACTCATGGAAGGCCACCCACTGTCGGGTATGGGCAACTGGCACGGCCTGGCCGAAACGCAGCGATGGGACAGTGACATCCGGAAGGGGCTCGACGGCGACGATGTACGCCGGGTACTGGGTGTTGGAGACTGGGAGGTAAAGAGCGTGCCGCTCGCCGACGCACGAACCAACCCGCCGACCCTCATCGAGGGACACATTGGCATAGCGTGCGGCGACAACCCGCCGCACTACTTCCCCTCCAAGGCGTACGGGATCCTCCAGAACGAGTCCCTCATCGACCTCGCCGGGGTATTCAGGGAGGCGGCACGCAGCGAGCGTGGCGTCGACCTTCCCATACTGTCCGCCGGGACACTCCGCGACCGCCGCATGGCGTTCGTATCCGTCGGCGTCCCAGACGACGCAGCACTCGACGGGCTCCCCGCCCGGTCCCACGCCCTGAACCTCGGCACCAGCCATGACGGCACCTGCGCCCTCGTCGGCTGCCTGGCTTCGTACATCGTGGTATGCGCCAATACCTTCAGGGCCAGCCTGCTAGGCACGGCACCACAGGAAGTACGGGTAAAGCACACAAGCGCCATCGAGGATCTCGAGGCGGCCCGCATGATCCTTCGCGACATGGTGAGTGCGGCCACGGCGACCGACCGGGCCATAGCGCGGCTGCTCGACACGTCCTACCCGGCGCACAACTTCCACGACGACCTCACCCAGGTCGTCCTACCTCAGTTGTACGCCTCACCACCGGAGGGTGAAGGGTGGACCGGAGCCCACACTCGACAGGAGAACCGCGTCGAGGCCATCTGGTCCCAGTACCACGGGGACAACGTCCCCGCCGCCCACCGCGATACCGCATGGGGCGCACTCATGGCAGTGCAGGGCTGGGAGCAGCACGACAAGGCAACCCGGACCACGGCCGGCAAGGCGGCCCGACACGGTGCAGCCCTCGCTATCCAGCGGACGGTCGCCGGCACCACTGGCGGCTACCCACTGTCCGACGCCCTGCTCCACACTGGGCTCCCTGGCCTCGCTGCGAGCAGGGGTATCGGTGTTAGCCCGGCCATCTTGGCCGATCTGGTAGCGGCATGACCAGCCTTACACGGATACTCGGGATCCCCGACGACGCCGCTGTGTGGACGGTCGCCGATACTGGCGAGTGCCCTCGATGCGGCACCCCGTTCTCCATGCGCCGGCCCATCGAGGCCAACGCCCTGTCCCGCTGCACACGCGGCGCCGACGACGCACCCCTTTACGTCTGCACCCCGTGCGGACACGGCGAGGCAATGGAGCAATACGCCGGAGCCCTGGCACCGGTCACCGCCTGGGTCACCCCTCCAACCATCGACTAACCGACGGGAGGTAAAGGTTAGGGCTCGGCGTTCCCTCCAGGGCGCCGGGCCCTTCCCGCGTTCCGGGGCACTATTACCCCTCCCAACCTCGACGCCGGCCCGCTGGTGCCCCCTACGGTCCCTCGATCCGGCCCGATCCGGTCCACTCGACGCCGTGCAACGTTTCGGAGCTCCGTACCGGCACCGCTTACGGATAGGTGATACCCTTAGTACTCGAGCGGCCACCCTGGCCGCATGAAAGGAACCATCATGCAAGTACTCACCATCGCAACGCAAGCGGTCCTAATCGGCTGGCTGGTATTCGTTCTGGTACTGGCCGGCCGCATGGCACTACGCACCCTCGACGCTCGACGCCGACGCCGGGC